GACAGCGCGGCATCCCGGAGGGCAGTCTGCCCGCCATCCGCAGCTACGACACTGTCAACCAGTGGCAGCACTGGCCCGAGAACCAGCTGCCCGCTTGCCTTGTCGTCAGCCCGGGAACGGTGCGCCCGCCGAAGAAGGAAGGCGACGGCACGTACCGTGGATTCTTCGCGGTCGGCCTGGGCATCGTCTGCTCCGCTGACAACCAGCAGAACACCAACCAGATGGCGAAGCTATACACAGCCGTGGCGCGGGCGGTGCTGCTCCAGCACCAGCGCCTGGGTGACTTTGACGCAGCCGGTGTTGAATGGCGCGAAGAGAAGTACAACGACATCCCGCAAGAGGCCGCCCGCACCCTGGCTGCGGGACAAGCCATCTTCATCGTTGAAGTGCCGAGCATCACGACCGCCATGTCTGGTCCGGCCGAGCCTTACGAGGACCCATACACAGACCCCAGTTGGCCCACCATCCAGGAGTCAACGCTGATAGTTGAGGAGATGACATGACGACGGCCAAGACGAAGTTCCTGGTTACGTCCAGTCACGATGAGGACCTGGAAGGTGGCCGCGTGGTATCACCTGGTGAGGTCATCACAGATGTGGACGTGAAGGAACCGCATAACCAGCAGCTCGTGGACGACGGGCGGCTGACCGAAATGCCCAAGGCGAAGAAGAGCCAGGGCACAACCACCAAGGAGGATGACGGGTCATGACGCTACCCGGAACCATCGTAAGGAGCAGAGCGAACTCTCCCGGCGCGTCGTCCGACATCGACACGGGTACCTGGTTCGCAGCGGGCTTCACGGAGCGGGGCAGTTTGACCCAGCCCGTGCTGGTCCGCGACATGGACGAGTACACACGCAAGCTGGGCGGTCGAGAGACCGGCTACACCACGCTGTACGACGCGGCGGATGTCTTCTTCCGCGAGGGCGGCAGCAGGCTGGTAGTCAGCCGCGTGTTCGGACCCAGCCCTGGGTTGGCGACGGTGACGCTGGACGACAGCGGCGCTGTTGATTCCATCCGCGTGGATGCGAAGAACCCCGGCGCATGGGGCGCTGACCTGGACGTGATCATCGCGGCCGGTGACGTGGGCGGCTCATTCACCATCACCATTGAAGACGATGACGTGGTGGTGGAGTCGAGTGGCGACCTGCTGGACGTGGCCGAGGCAGTCGCCTGGGGCGCCAGCAGCGAGTACGTCACCATCACTGCGCTTGGGGCGAATGATCCAGACGTAGGGTCGTTCTCACTGACCGGTGGCACGGACGACAAGTCCAACGCCACCGACGCCACCTGGGAAGCTGCGCTCACGCGCATCACCAAGGACCAGGGGCCGGGTCAGGTGTCCATGCCAGGGCGCACCACAGCGCAGGCGCATCAGGACACGTTGGAGCACGCCGACAGTCACAACCGACGCGCGCTCCTGGACTACACGGACTCATCCAATGAGTCCACGCTGGTCGCTGCGGCTGCCACTGACCGAGCCTTGGGAGATGAAGCGCGCTCCGGCGCTGGCTTCGCGCCCTGGGCTGTGGTTCCTGGCATCGCCGCTGGCACAACGCGGACGGTTCCGTGGAGTGCGGTGCAGGCCGGTCTCATCGCTCGCAGCGAAGCGGCTGGCAACAGCCCGAACGTCGCTGCTGCCGGTGACAACGGCCAGGCCCAGTACGTCATTGGGCTGAGCCAGGACGCGTGGACCGACGCGGAGCGGGAGACCCTCAACGACGGCGGTGTCAATGTGGCGCTGCTGAAGAACGGGACCTTCCGGACCTACGGCTACCGGACGCTGGCGGACCCGGACACGGACCCGGCGTACGTCCAGTTCACGGCAGCTCGCACGCTGATGGCCATCGCGGCTGACGGCGAGCAGGTGTTGGAGCGATTCATGTTCGCGGAGATCGACGGCAAGGGTAGGAAGCTGGCAGAGCTGGCCGGTCAATTGATCGGCGTCTGCCTCCCCTACTACTCAGCCGGGAGTCTCTACGGAGACACGCCAAGTGACGCGTTCCGGGTGGACGTGGGTGCAGAGGTGAACACACCAGAGGACCTGGCTGCGGGTCAGGTCACTGCGGTGATCACTCTCCGCATTAGCCCCTTCGCTGAAGTGGTCATCCTGGAGCTGGTCAAGACCGAGATCACGGAGGTGCTCGCATGAGTAGAGGATCAAGACAGGACACGTACTCTGTCACCGTCGCCATTGACGACGTGGACACGGGCATCTGGGACAAGATGTCCGGAGGCGGAGTTGATTCCGCAGAGACCAAGTACAAGCCCGGTGGGCTGGCCGACCAAGTCAGCCTGGGCGGTTCTCAGGAGACTGCGAACCTCACCATCTCCAGGCTTTACGACCTGGACCGGGACCACAACGGACTGGTCAAGGACCTGCTTGCGAAGGCGGGCAAGGCTACGGCTGTCGTCAGTAAGCAGCCGCTTGACCGGGACGGCGTGCCATTCGGTGACCCCATCGTGTACACGGGGATGCTGAAGGCGTGCAACCCGCCCGAGGTGGACAGCGAGTCCAGCGATGCAGGAATGCTGGAGATCGAAGTCAGCACAGAGGGAGCCATCGGCTAGAACCAGTCAACTAGGAAGGAGCAAACATGAGTACCGAAGCACTAGACCCAGACATCGAGGTGGAATCATCGGAGGATTCCAACGGCCATCTGCCGGAGGAAAATCCTTCGCTCCTGGACGAGCTGCGCCGCCAGCGTGACGAGATCGGGGAGGACCAGCGAGTTGATCTGGACATCCCCGGTTACAACGGCAAGCTGGTGGCGCGGTATCGCCGGGTCGAGTACGAAGAGCTGGCGACCATCGCCAAGCGGGTGAACAAGAGCAAGCACCCGCAGAAGGAACTGCGCGCGCAGTGCGAGACCATCGCCACCGCGTGCGTTGAAATCCTGATCCGGCAGGAGGGCGAGCTGAAGCAGCTGGGTCCCACAGCCGGAGTCGGAGATGGGCCGGTGAAGTACGACGCGCGCCTGGGGCAGGTTCTGGGATTCGATCCACAAGGAAGCGGAGTGGCTGCCGTCCTGGCCGCGTTCAACAACGAGGTGGCCATCCCGTCCCATCACAACGAGCTGGCCGAGTGGTTCGCTGAGGGCGACGCTGACCTGGCTGCGGATTTTCCGATCAGCTCTTAGATCATGCATCCGTATCCAATGCAGTTCTGTACGGCCTGGCAGGTGGGGACCCGATGCGGTTCCTCACCTGTACAGACCCGTTGGAGCTGGCGGTGATGATGGGGCTGGCGGAAGCCGCTGACGAACGGCGTGCGACTGAGAGGTCCAACCTTGCTCGCGCGATCAGGAACGAGATTGCTGATTCACTGTCATGAGCGTTGACCCTGGCTACATGCTGATCCGCGTTGACCTTCAAGGTGCGCGGCAGGCTGCGGCCGAGGCTCAGGTGCTTTCTGGTTCCATCGCTGAGACTGGAGCGGCGAGTGCAGCAGCGTCTGCTGCTTCAGTCCCGGCGACCTCCCGAGCCGCCAGGGGCTGGAGCGCCTTGGGCAAGGCGGTGAAGTACGGGGCACTGGGCATCGCCGCTGGCATCGGCGCCCTGGCCATCGTCACGAAGAAGGCGATTGCCGATGTGACAGAGCTGGGCTTGGTGGCGGCTGGGCTGCGGCGCAACCTGGACCTGACGGCAGAGGCCGGAAGCCGGTGGGCTGCCATCGCGAAGGCTCGTGACATCGCGCCCACTTCTCTGAATATGGCGTTCAAGACTCTGAATACAACCATCGACAATGCGAACCACGGCGGCGATGAACAGCGCAAGACCTTGCAGCGGCTGGGGATGACGAACAAGCAGATCGAGAAGTCACAGACTGACTTCAACTTTGCGATCACGAAGACCGCAGAACTGTTCGGGGAGATGGAGGGTGGCGCGAAGCGGAACGCTCTGTCAGCGAAGCTGCTTGGACGCGGGTACCAGACGGTGCTGCCGCTCTTCAGCCAGGGGTCCAAGGGTCTGAAGGAGTACCTGGGCTGGGCCGACAAGTACAACGTCACCATGGGCGACAAGGCAGTGGACGCTACTGTCGATTTGAAGAACGCGCAGCGGGAATCTAAGGTGGCATGGTC